GCTGGCTGCGTATTGCTGGGTTCGATCTGCGCACAGTACGCGCCGATGGGCGGCAGTTCGGGTTCGAGGCGCTTGGCGGCCGGTTCAAAGGCCACATCGATGGTTGCCTGGTCTCCGGCCCGGTCGCCATGGACTATCCCGCCCTCTGGGAAAACAAGGCACTCGGGGCGTCAAGCTGGAAGGACGTGGTCAAGCGCGGTGTCAGCATCGCCCGCCCGGTCTACGCCGCCCAGCTGGCACTCTATCAGGCCTATCTCGATCTGCCGAAGCCCGCGCTGTTCACCGCGCTGAACCGCGACACGATGGAACTGCACGCCGAACTGGTGCCGTTCGATGCGCGGCTGGCACAGGACATGTCGGACCGCGCCGTCGCGGTGGTGCGGGCGTCCGATGCGGGCGAATGGCTGCCGCGGATGGCGGCTGACCCCACGGCCGTCTTGTGCCGGGGCGGCATGTCGGCGGGCAAATGGCATGCGCCCTGCGCGTGGGCAGGCACATGCTGGGGGAATAATCGTGAGTGACTTCACCCCTTCAGCCGCACAGGCTGCAGCCATCGCCGAGGTCCGAGACTGGTTCGAAACCCGCACCGACCAGCAGCAGGTGTTCCGCCTCTTCGGCTATGCCGGATCGGGCAAGAGCACCGTTCTGAAGTTTGCCCTCGACGACCTCGGCCTGTCACCCCACCGCAGTGCCAAGGATGGCACCTGCGTGCCGGGCGTCGTCACCGCCACCTTCACCGGCAAGGCCGCACTGGTCCTGAACCGCAAGGGCACGCCCGCGCGCACCATCCACAGCCTGATCTACTCGGTGATCGAGTCGACCGAAGAGGAAGTCGCGGCCGCCGCCTTGAAGGTGCAGGAGGCGGAAACCGCCGCCCGCAGGCTGACGGGTTTTGACAGGACTGCGGCCGAGGCCGGGATCGAGGCAATGCGCCAGGCGCTGTCGGCCATGAAGCACCCCCGGTTTGCCCTGAACCCGCAGAGCGACGCCGCCGATGCCAAGCTCATCGTGCTGGATGAGGTGTCGATGGTGGGCGAGGAAATGGCGCGTGACCTGATGAGTTTCGGCAAGCCGATCCTGGTGCTGGGCGATCCCGGCCAGTTGCCCCCCATCAAGGGCGAAGGTGCCTTCACCCGCGACGCGCCGGATGTGATGCTCACGGAAATCCACCGCCAGGCGGCCGAAAGCGCCATCATCCGGCTGGCCACCATGGCGCGGATGGGCGAGCCCATCGGATTCGGCACCTACGATGCCTTCGTGGCAAAGCTGCGCAAGGGTGACATCAGCCCGGATCAGGCGTTGCGGGGCGGGCAGTTGATCTGCGGTCTGAACGCGACGCGGCTGCAGTTGAACAACGCCATGCGCGCGGCAGCGGGGTTTGGCGGGACATACCTGCCCACCGGCGCGACCGAGAAGATCATCTGTCTGAAAAACCAGAACGACCTCGGGCTGATCAACGGCATGTTCCTGACGCTGGAAGGCATCGTTGACGAGGGCAGTCTCTATTTCTCGGCCATCGTCCATGACGAGGATGGTCGCCGGGTCGGGCCCCTTGATCGCGACGGCCGACCGGGCCGTTTGCGCGTCTACAAGGGGCATTTCGAGGATCATGTCGCCAATGACCCCAAGCGTCACGACCGTGACTGGAAGGACAAGCGCCTTCTGACCGAAGCCACCTTCGGCTGGGCGATCACAGCCCACAAGGCGCAGGGCTCGCAATGGGAGAACGTGATTGTCTGGGACGACGGGATGGGCCGCACCGATCTCGACCGCCGCCGCTGGCTCTATACCGCGATCACCCGGGCCGAGCGTGGCCTGGTGCTACTGGCCTGAAGGGAACGCGATGATCGACCTGAACGATGTCGCCACTTCCAACCCGCGCCATGATCTGGCGGCGGTGCGTGACCGGCTGGCCATCACGGCCAACGAATGGCTACCGCGGTTGTTCCCGGAGGCGCAGCTCGCCCGTGACCGGCGCGCGTTGCGTTGCGCCGATCTTTCCGGCCGGGCCCCGCTCAAGGAGGGATCCTGCACCATCCATCTCGATGGGCCCTATGCCGGCTGGGGTTTCGATTATGCCACCGGCGAGCGTGCGGGCCCAATCGACTTGATCGCACAGGCAACCGGCCTCTCTGACGGAGCACTTTTCGACGAGGCGGCGCGCATCGCGGGCATGGACCACCCGACACCTAGGTCCGCACCGCGCCCCAAGCCCGATCATTCCGCCGAGATCGCAAGGCTTATTGCTGGCGCTGTCAGATTGGCGGGCTCCGTGGGTGAAGACTACCTCCGCGCGCGCGGGCTATCGGATCCTGCATCGCATGATCTTTTGTTACATCCTGACCTTACTGATTTCGAGACCAAGCGCGGCTGGCCGGGGCTGATCGCAGTGGCACGGTTCGCGAACGGTGATCGTGCGCCCGGCATCCACCGGACATTTTTGCTGGATGACGGCAGCGCCAAGGCCCCTGCGGGCAAGAAGATGCTGGGCTCGGTGGCAGACGCCGCAGTGCGTCTGTTCGCCCTTCCAGACGACGGCCATCTTGGCGTTGCCGAAGGCATCGAGACGGCCCTTGCAGCGCACGATCTGTTCGGCACGCCGGTCTGGGCGGCCCTTTCGGCCGACGGGCTGGCGCGTTTTCGCTGGCCAGACGGCACGACGCGCATCACCATCTATGCAGATGCGGGCGATGCCGGGCGTCAGGCCGCCGCGACCCTGTCCGACCGGCTGAACCGGGCCGACATTCCGAACGAAATCGTCCTGCCGCTCCACGGCGATGATTTCAACGACGACCTGATGCGCGGAGCACGCGCCGAGGACTATCGCGCCGGGCAAGACGTCCCTGCGATCAAAGAGATTGCCGGGGCAGAAGGCCTCCCTGTCGGTGACAATCCCATTGAGGCTCTCGTCGCTGCCGCCGATGCGCTGACCAATCCGCCCGACATCACAGGCCTCGGCCAGTTGCTTGGCCGCATCGCACTCGCACGGTTGGACCCGCTGCCTGCGCGCCAGATCCTGGCGCGGATCAAGACTGCGACCGGCATTCCCATGGCGATTCTGGAAAAGCAGCTTCTTGAGCTTGGTCGCCGCGTGAACGCCAGTGGCGATCCAAACGCACGGATCGCAAAACCGGCTTGGTACAACCGCCTGCGTCAGGACATGGCGGGAACACCCGAACGCAACGAAGCCAATGTCATCATTGCCCTGACCTCCGATGTCGCTTTCGCAGGTGTTCTGGCCTTCGACGACTTCGCGCAGGCAATCGTTGTGCGACAACCGCTGCCATGGGGCGGCGCGACCGGCTCATTTCCCCGCCCTTGGGAGGATGCAGACGAGGTTCGCACCGCTGAATGGCTGCAACTCCGCGGCGTCAATGTCGCCCCCATGGTGGTTGGCCGCGCCATTGGTGCCGTCGCCCGCGATCATCGCATTCACCCTGTGCGGGACTGGCTGGCTCACCTGCGCTGGGATGGCACGCCCCGGATCGAGACCTGGACCAGCACCTATCTTGGGGCCGAACCCACTGCCTTCCATCACACCGTTGGTGCGCTGTGGCTGATTTCGGCCGTCGCCCGCATCTTCCGGCCGGGGGTCAAGGCCGACCACATGCTGATCCTCGAAGGCCCGCAAGGCGCGCGCAAATCCACCGCACTCAAGGTGCTGGCGGGCGAGGAATGGTTCACCGACGAACTGCCTGAGCTGGGGTCCAAGGATGCGGCGATCCACATGCAGGGCATCTGGATCGTGGAAATCGCAGAACTCGACGCCATCGGCCGCGCAGAAGTGTCCCGCATCAAGGCGTTCCTGACCCGCACCACCGACCGTTTCCGCCCGCCCTATGGCCGCTACACCGTCGAGGTGCCGCGCCAATGCATTTTCGCGGGCACGGTCAACCCCGACACCTATCTGCGCGACGAAACCGGCAACCGCCGCTTTTGGCCTCTCCGCTGTGGTACCATCGACATCGCGGCGCTTGCCCGCGACCGGGACCAGCTCTGGGCCGAAGCCGTCCACCGCTTCCGCGAGGGTGCGATCTGGTGGATCGATGATGCTGCGCTATTGGCAGAAGCCAGAACCGAACAAGAATCCCGGTATCAGGGCGACGCATGGGACGCCCGCATCGATCGCTGGCTCACCCACGACACGCGCAGCGTCAATCGCGGCCACGCGGGGTATGAGGATTGGCAGGAAGAAGAGATCGAGCGGGTCGATCCGATCCGTGACGTGTCCGTGGGCGAAATTCTCGAAGCGGCCCTTGGAATTGAACCTGCGAAATGGACGAAGATCGATCAGATGCGGGTCGGTGCCTGGCTGAAATCTCGGCATTGGGAGCGGTATCGTCGCCGCACGGGGGAGGCCCGCGAATGGCGCTATCGCAGGCCAGAACGAAACGACTGACGGAATTGCAGCCAGCCGACGACAGGGGGCATCCGTGAGGGTGCCCCTTTTCGTTTTGCCGCGGCCCCACCTTCCAATCTGTCCCCACCTTAGCGGCGAAGTGGGGACAGAAAAAATCCATCAATATCAATCGTGTCCCCACTGGCCCCACTTGGGCCACCGACTTCCTTTCCTTTCCCATAGGAATGACGAGTCCACGCTAGTCCCTCCCTTCATCATGCATCGGAAAGAAAGAGGTGGGACCAGGTGGGGCCAGTGGGGACAGCATTGATTTTGAATGCATTTTTCTGGCCCCACTTTTGACGGAGGTGGGACCAAGTGGGGCCAGCAATCCAAAGCGCCCGCGTTGCGCATTTTTCTTGATTGCGCTCGTCCGCCGTGATTCCATCAGCGTGACCAAAGCCGAAGGCCCACTGTCTGTGAGCCTTCAACATGAACCAGACGATCTCCATGCCGGACCTGCGCCCCCAAACGGGGCCAGTTTCCCGTTCTTGCATCCTCGCCCTCGATCTGGGCACCACGACCGGATGGGCCCTGCGCGGCCATGATGGTCTGATCACAAGCGGCACTGCGAGCTTCCGCCCGGGCCGCTTCGACGGCGGCGGCATGCGCTATTTGCGCTTCACCAACTGGCTGGGCGAAATCGACCGCATCTCGGGCCCAATCTCAGCCATCTGGTTTGAAGAGGTGCGGCGGCACGCAGGTACCGATGCGGCTCACATTTATGGCGGACTGATGGCGACACTGACGGCTTTTGCCGAACTGCGAGGCGTGCCGTATCAGGGCGTGCCTGTCGGCACCATCAAACGACATGCCACGGGCAAGGGGAATGCGCCGAAAGAGGCCATGATCGCGGCGGCCAAGGCCAAAGGTTTTTCGCCCGCAGACGACAACGAGGCCGATGCAATCGCCATACTGCTGTGGTCCATCGAGACCAATGGGGGCGTCGCATGAGGTGGCATCCCCGAGGCTATGGCGGCACACGCCGTGATCCTGAACGGGTCAAGCAGGAAGGCTGGCATGACCAAGGTCTGCTCGCGGTGTCGGTCGACGACCCCCGACTGACCTGGCCCGAACGCGAACTGGTCCGCCAACTGGGCGACAAACTCTATGGCCAACGCTCCGATAGCCGGGAGGCCGCAAATGGGTGACTGGACGCCAGCCACGGTAGACGCCCAGCTTGAAAGCGCAGCCGATGTGTTCCGCATGCTGCCCGAGGTCAAGCCGCAGGGCTACTTCAACGCCTGGCCCGAATACTTCCACAGTTTCGCAGACAAAGTCGGCCGACAGCCTCAGATGCGGCGGCCAAGGCCCAGCCCGCGCGAGATCACCCAAGCCGAGGAGACCTTGCTTTGGCTGCGCTGGCTCGACCCCGCCGACGCGCGCCTGCTGTGGCTTCGAGCGAACCGGAAGCCGTGGAAGCCGATCTGCTGGGAACTCGGCATCAGCCGTGCCACCGCAAACCGGCGCTGGCAGTACGGGATTGCGGTCATCGTCTGGCGCTTGAACGGGATGTGCGTGCCGAGGAAGAGGTCGATAGAATTCGTGGTGGCGCGAGCATCAAGCGCGGATGTCTAACGGCACACCGCTATTCCGTGATAGCTCCAAAGTGCTGCGGATAATCGCCTTGGGCTTCCTCGCCCCGACGCAGAATATCGATAAGCGCAGCGAAATCGTGATCCGCCTGCGTCCCCTTCCAGCGATTTGCGAACCAACAGGTCAGCTGGATGTTCTCCGGCGAATAGTGGCCTGCGCTGTCCTTTCGGTCGATCGACACCATTAACTCGGTAACCGGTCGTCCTTTCTGCGGCAGCAGCATCGGCAGACCTGTCAGCACGCATCGCCCGTCCTGTTCTTCCCACAGGTGGCACAGAAAATCATAGAACGCTTCCGTCGAAGAGAACCCGAAGAGCTCCTTGTTCTTCACCACCCGCTCGACTGCCTGCCCGTTGGCATTGCTGACGCGGTGGATCACGCTCTGAGCGAGGCCGATCATAGCCGCCTTGAGATCACCCGGCCGCTGTAAGCCCTGCTGCCGCATCTGTTCGATCTTCTGCGGCAGGCGCACCAACAGCCAGAGATAGGAATGCGCGTCGATCAGGCGGACTTCCTTGACCCCAACCCAACTGGTCAGCCCTGCTTGGACCGAGCGCACCGCTGCGATGAACTCTTGGTAGTTCGACCACGAGCATCGACCGGTGGTTCGAACGTCGATTCCGAGTTGCTCGAAAGCCTTGTCGAATGTGGTGGTGCCGATCGGCAAGAACCGCTTGTCATCGAAGACGTAGAACAGATACGCGATTAGGCTGTAGCGGCGACCGATCAGAGCGACGAGATCGTCGAGGATTTCGGCGGGCTTTCGCCGCTCCCGGAAGAGGTCGAACACGTGACGCTCGAAGCGTTGGCGTGTGGGGCCGTTCCCGAGTTCTTCGCGAAGCCGGCCCGTTTCGCTCGGCTGATTGTGTCGAGGTTCCCACGGAACGAGATTGTTCCTGACGTCCTCACTTTCCTTGATTTCGATCGCGCGGATTACCGCCGCAAGGATGCTTCCGCTCCCGACGTCGTTGGTGGTCCATTTGTCTGCCTCGAGGCGTTGGGCCGCCATGTGCCGGATGATGGGTTTGTAGCTCTCCCACTTCGCTGCAATGCCTGTGGTGAACGATACGAACTGGCTGCCATTGTAAGCTCGCAGGTCATCGTTGAACTTGTTGAAGACCCTGATGAACCGGCTCTTATCCAGCGTTTCCATTTCCAGTTACGTCCCCGACTACCCGATTTCTCGACGAATTGGCGTCCCCTGATGTCAAGCGCCATTGCGGAGATGAGACAATTTCCTGCGAGACACCGCAAGGCGAGACGGATCGCCCATCTGACTGTATCCATGGCGATATGCTCGGGGTCGTGCGCTCGGGCAAACCGACGCTGATCCCGAGGTGGATACCGGGGCTGGCTTTCGGGGTCCATCCCGCTAACCCATTGATTTCCGGTTCCTTCCTGGCGATATTCGTATGCTGGCGGGCGAAGCGCGGCACATCGCTAGCGACAGGCCTCGATTTTTGGGAAGCCACCCGGAAGCCAGCGCGGCCTGAACCCGCCTGAAACACTGCAAATTCAAACCCTTGAAGCTGGACACCCCTGGTGGCCGCTGGACCCCGCGTGGAGTCCAGTCTGGATGCCGGAGTCCGGAGGCCAGGGGTATCCACCCTGATCCTAGGAATGACCCGACGATGACGCTGAGCTTTGCCCCTGATCGGATCGAGATGTGGCCGCTGGCCAAGCTCCAGCCCTACGCTCGGAACGCCAAGGTACATGGCGCGGACCAGGTGGCGAAGATTGCCGCCAGCATGGCCGAGTTCGGCTGGACCGTGCCCTGCCTCGTCGGCGAGGACGGCGAGTTGATCGCGGGCCATGGCCGGGTGCTGGCGGCCACGCACCTCGGGCTGACCGAAGCGCCTGTGATCGTGCTCGGGCATCTGACCGAGGCGCAGCGCCGGGCCTATCGCATCGCCGACAACAAATTGACCGAACTCGGCACCTGGGACGAGGCGCTGCTGTCGGCCGAACTGAACGACCTTCTGGCCGAGGATTTCGACCTCTCGCTCGTCGGGTTTTCCGATGGCGAGTTGGACAAGCTGCTGGCCTATGTGCCGGAGGAGGACGGGCAAGAAGGTGGCGCCGGGGGCTCCGTGCCGCCGGTGACCATCCCCGAACCTCCGCGCAATCCGGCGTCGCGGACTGGCGATCTCTGGATCCTCGGCGACCACCGGCTGCTCTGCGGTGACAGCACCAGCGCTGCCGATGTGCGCCGTCTGATGAATGGCGGGCGGGCGATCCTGTTCGCTATCGACCCGCCGTATCTGGTGGATTACGACGGTTCCAACCATCCGACCCGGAACAAGGACTGGTCGGCGTCCTACGGCACGACCTGGGATGACAGCTCGCAAGGGGCCGAGCTTTACGACGGCTTCATCGCGGCCGCCGTGGCGGAAGCCATCGCCGAAAATGCCGCTTGGTATTGCTGGCACGCGTCCCGCCGCCAGGCGATGCTGGAGGCCTGCTGGGAAAAGGCCGGGGCATTTGTGCACCAGCAGATCATCTGGGTGAAGGACCGCGGGGTTCTGACCCGCTCGCATTATCTGTGGAAACACGAGCCCTGTTTCATGGGCTGGCGCCGCCCGAACCGTCCGCCAAAGGTCGCCGAGGAAACCCTGCCATCGACATGGGCGCTGCCCAGCTTCGCCAAGGACGAGCGCCCCGACCATCCGACGCCAAAACCGCTTGATGCGTTCGGGATGGCGCGCGACCGCCACGGCCGCCGATCCGACCACGGTCGGGTATCACCTCTCGGCGCTGTACTCGCCAATCGGCTGGTTGAGTTGGGAGCGGATCGTGCGGTCATGGAAAGCGGCCCAAGGGTCCGACGAGGCAATCAAGGCGTTCCGCAACACGATCCTTGGCGAAACCTGGGTCGAGACGGGCGAAGCCCCTGACTGGCAAAGGCTCTACGACCGGCGTGAGCGCTGGAAATCCGGCACGGTGCCAACGGGCGGGCTGTTCCTGACCGCCGGGGCCGACGTGCAAAAGGACCGGATCGAGGTCGATATCTGGGCGTGGGGTCGCGGGCTGGAAAGCTGGCTGGTCGATCACGTGGTGATCGAGGGCGGGCCGGACCGGCATGACGCTTGGTCGGACCTGACCGCTTTGCTGGACCGGTCCTGGCCGCACGAACGTGGCGCGCATCTTCGGATTGCGCGGCTTGCCATCGACACCGGCTACGAGGCCCCGGCGGTCTATTCCTGGTCGCGGGCACAGGGGTTTGGGCAGGTATCGCCGGTCAAGGGTGTCGAAGGGTTCAACCGTTCGAGCCCGGTATCAGGGCCGACATTTGTCGATGCGACCGAAGGCGGCAAACGTCTGCGGCGCGGGGCTCGCCTCTGGACTGTGGCGGTCTCGACCTTCAAGGCCGAGACCTATCGCTTCCTGCGGCTGGAACGGCCGACCGAGGAGGATATGGCCGACGGGGCCGCGTTTCCGCCCGGCTCAGTGCATCTGCCGCATTGGGTCGAGAACGAGTGGCTGAAGCAGTTCGTGGCCGAACAACTGGTGACCGTGCGCACCAAGCGTGGCTTTGCCCGGCTGGAATGGCAGAAGCTGCGCGAGCGCAACGAGGCGCTGGATTGCCGGGTCTATGCCCGCGCCGCTGCCTGGATCGCGGGCGCGGATCGCTGGACCGACGAGAAATGGCGCGATCTCGAGGATCAACTCGGGGCGGCGCCCACGGAAATGGACGGCGCGGGGCGCGTCAATCGACCGCAAGCCGCGCCCCAGGGAAAGCGGCAGTCGGACTGGCTTGGTCGACGCGGAGGATGGTTCTGACATGACAGACTGGACGGAAACCGAACTGGCCGCGCTTCGCCGGGCCTATGCCAGCGGCACGACCCGGGTCAGCTATGATGGAAAATCCGTCGACTACGGCTCGGCGGAGGATCTGCTCGGCCGTATCCGGACCATCGAACGCGCCATCGCCGGGACGACGCGGCCGCTGCCCGTGGCCGGGCTGGCGGGCTTTTCCCGTGGGGATCGCTGATGTCCGCAAACTGGATGGACCATGCCATCGCCTCCGTCGCCCCGCGCATGGCGGCCCGGCGCGTGCTGGCACGGCAGGCCTTCGAGACCCTGACGCGCGGCTATGACGGCGCGTCAAAGGGGCGGCGGACGGACGGCTGGCGCGCGCCGGGATCCTCGGCCGACACCGAGATCGGTGTCGCCGGGGCATTGCTGCGCGACAGGATGCGCGACCTTGTGCGCAACAACCCGCATGCGGCCAAGGCCGTGGCGGTGCTGGTGAACAACATCGTCGGCGCAGGGATCATGCCGCGCGCCGCCAGCGGCGACGACAAGCTGGACCGCAAGGTCGATGCGCTCTTCGAGCGCTGGACGGAGGAGTGCGATGCCGATGGTCAGCTCGACTTCTATGGTCTGCAGATGCTGATCTGCCGCGAGATGGTCGAGGCGGGCGAGGTGCTGGTGCGGCGCCGGTTGCGGCGCGCCAGCGACGGTCTGCCCGTGCCGCTGCAACTGCAGGTGCTGGAGGCTGACTTCCTCGATGCCACCAAGTCCAGCAATGTCGGCGCGGGCCGTATCGTGCAGGGCATCGAGTTCGATCCGGTCGGCAAACGTCGCGCCTATTGGCTGCATCCTGAGCATCCCGGCGATGCCCACGGGGCGCTGCGCGGCGGTCTGGACAGCCGCCCGGTTCCTGCGACCGAAATCGCCCATGTCTATGAAAAGCAGCGCACGCAGGCGCGTGGCGTTCCCTGGGGCGCGCCGGTGATCCGGTCCCTGCGCGACCTCGACGACTACGAGGTGGCGGAACTGGTCCGCAAGAAGACCGAGGCCTGCGTCACCGCCATCGTCTTCGGCGATGACGAATCTCAGCAAGGCATCGCACCTACCGTGGTGGATGCCGATGGCAACAGGGTCGAGCAGTTCGAGCCGGGCCTGATCGCTATGCGCGGGGCGGCAAGGACATCCGGTTCAACCAGCCGTCAGCCACCGGCGGCTATGGCGAATACAAGCGGGCCAGCCTGCATACCATCTCGGCCGGGTTCCGCGTGCCCTACGAGTTGCTGACCGGCGATCTCAGCCAGGTCAACTATTCCTCGATCCGGGCCGGGCTGGTCGAGTTCCGCCGCCAGATCGACGCGGTACAGTGGCAGCTGTTCATCCCGATGTTGTGCGCACCGGTGTGGCGCTGGTTTACCGAAGCCGCATGGGCAGCGGGCCAGATCCCGTCGCCCGATGTGCCGGTCGAATGGTCACCGCCGAAGTTCGAAGCCGTCGATCCGCAGAAGGACGCGATGGCAAACCTGCTGTCGATCCGGTCGGGCACCATGACGCTGGCCGAGGTGATCGCCCGGCAGGGCCGCAATCCGGATGCCGTGCTGGCCGAGATCGCCGCGACCAACGCCAAGCTGGATGCCCTCGGCCTCGTGCTCGACAGCGACCCGCGCCGTGTCACGAAAACCGGCAGCGCCCAGACCAGTGACCCGGCCAGCGATCCGGCCGAATCCCCATCCGACGCAGAGGAGAAATAGGGCCATGCCCGACACGATCATGGCGGCACCGGTCGCCCTTCCGATGCAACTGCGGCGCGCGCCCATCCTGCCCGCGACCGTCAATACCGAGACCCGCTCGGTCGATGTGGTCTTCACCACCGGCGCGGCCGTCCGGCGGCGGCGCTGGACCGGCTGGGACACCTCCGTGCCTTTCGATGAGATCCTCGATGTCAGCGATAGGGCAGTGGATCTGACGCGCCTAAATGCCGGTGCACCGGCGCTCGACAGCCATTCCGTCTGGTCCTCACATTCGCAGGTGGGCGTGGTCGAGCGCGCCTGGATCGAAGGCACGGAAGGCAAGGCCACCATCCGCTTCCCGCGCGAAGGGCTGGATCAGGCGGCTGACCGTATGTTCGGCCTGATCAGCGACGGCATCATCCGCAACGTCTCGGTCGGCTATTCCATCGAGAGGGTGAAGGTGGTCGAGCCCGCCGCGAAGGGCGAGGTCGAGCAACGCATCGTCGAGCGCTGGACCCCGCTCGAGGTCAGCTTCGTGACCGTTCCCGCTGATCCCCGCGCGCAGGTGCGCGCTGCCGATCAGGCCAGCTTTCCCGTCGAGATCATCGATATCCGCATGCAAAAGGAGGCATCCATGCCTGAGAACACGACCGTCATGGCTGGGGATGTCCCCGCCAGCAATGAGACCCGCCAACAATCCGTCGCGCCCCCGGCGCTCTCCGAACCGACTGCCTCGCGCATGCCGGAACAGCCTGCCGCGCCCGACACCGAAGCCATCGCCACCCGGGCCCGCGAGGGTGAACGCGACCGCGTCTCCACCATCTACGATCTGGCGGGCCGCCTAAACCTCGAGCGCGGCTTTGCCGAGGATCTGGTGAAGCGCGGTGTCACCGTCGACGAATCCCGCCGCCTGATCCTCGATCAGGTTGCCGCCAGGTCGGACGAGACCCGCACTTTCCCCCATGTCTCGATCCCGCTCGGCGGCCGGGATGAACGCATCACCCGCCGCGACGCTGTGGCCAATGCGCTGCTGCACCGCTACAGCCCGACGCTGTTCCAGTTGGACGACTCGGCCCGCCAATACCGCGGCATGTCGCTTCTGGAACTGGCACGCGAAAGCCTGGCCAATGCCGGGGTGAACACGCGGGGCCTGTCGCGCGACGAGGTGGCGACCCGCTCGCTGCATTCCACCTCCGACTTCCCCGAAATCCTGTCCGCCGTGACCAACAAGACCCTGCGGCAAGCCTACGAGACCTATCCCCGCACCTTCATGCTGTTCTGCCGCCAGGTGCTGGCCACCGACTTCAAGGCGATGAACCGGGTGCAACTGGGCGAGGCCCCGCAACTGCTTGAGGTGGGCGAAAGCGGTGAGTTCAAGCGCGGGACGCTTGGCGAAAGCAAGGAAAGCTACAAGGTCAAGACCTATGGCCGGGTGGTCGCGATCACCCGCCAGACCCTGATCAATGACGATCTGGATGCCTTCACCCGGATTCCGGCGATGTATGGCAACTCCATCGCCCAGCTGGAAAGCGACGTGGTCTGGGGCATCATCACCGCCAACCCGGCGATGGCCGACGGCAACGCGCTGTTCCACACCACG